CTAGGTAAGAGATCCAATTCGGTGATTCTATCGATGGCTGCTATTCATTTTGATCCTGATACCAAACCATCACCACAAGAACTGCGTGAAGATGTTTTCTTTGCCAAGTTTAGTGTGATTGAACAGGTAAAAGAATATGGTCGTGAGATGAACCAATCAACTATGGATTGGTGGAATAAACAATGCCGCAATGTTCGAGTTGCATCATTCTTACCAAGTAAGGTAGATTGTTCCTTTGTTGATGGTTACGAATCTATGCGTAAGTGGGCTGCATCAAAAAATGATACCAAGTGTTGGGTATGGGCTCGAGGTAATCTTGACCAATTGGTAATGGATGACATTGAAGAACAATTAGAATTAGAACCAATTTGGCCATATGCCAGATGGCGTGATGTAAGAACTGCTGTGGATTTTCTATACAATACAACCAATGGTTATGTTGATGTAGATTATCCAGGTTTCGATTCAAGAAATCATATCACTAAACACAATCCAATTGACGATTGTGTATTGGATGCAATGATGATGATGTATGGAGTTAAAAAATGAATGAGCAAATTCGAGAACTTGCTGAACAGGCTGGCTTCGATGATAGAGGCAGTAATCATACTGCTTATATGAATTTTGACCACGAAAAGTTCGCCGAGTTGATTGTGTTGGAGTGTATGCATGAATGCCTGCGCATGCAATTAGGTAATCAGTATACACCAGAGGAAATGTTATTTCAAACCAAGTATCGTAAGATTATCAAAAAACATTTTGGAGTTGAGGAATAAATATAGAAGTGTTAACACAACATATAAACAAAGGAGAACGCTATGAAAACATTTATAAACTATATCAAATCGGAAGGTGTGGAGGAGTCCTCATTAGATGAAGAATTCAATCCAGAAATTGCCAAGATGGCGCATGATGATGGTCATGTCAAGGGAGTAAGCCTTGCTGACGGTGCCACGCTGAAACGAGCAACAGCAATTAACCACTGGCACGACCAACACGGCGGTATGTATAAAAAACACTTTCATAAAGGTTTCAAAGCAGGTCGTATGGATAAAATCAACCACGCTAATAAACAATACAATCTCAACTTGAAGTTGCACAAAGACGGCAGCATTATACGCAATGAGAAAGAGAAATGAACGAACAAATTAAACAACTTTGGGAAGAGGCTGCTAAAACAACTCAAAGTGATTCTTGGGAAGAGCAGACAAAGTTTATGGAACGGTTCGCTGAGTTGATTGTGAGGGAATGTGTTGATGTTGCAATAGATAATGGATGTGGAGATTTTGTTGATATTAACCAATTGTTATTAAAGCATTTCGGATATGAATAGAGGTTTCATTGTGATTTGTACTGAGTGTTCTGAAGAGCATAGTACGGAAGATATTGAATTTTGTAATGTCGAAGAGGACATACAAGGTCGTGATATTATGTACTTTATATGTCCTGTAACTAAATTGGAAGCCAGAAGTCTGGTTTATGCGGAATGAAATACATATTAATCATACTTGCACTCATATTTGGATTTGTGGCCGCACAAACTGTTAACCTGCAAAAAACTATAGGATGTATTAGCACAGAGATAATGCTAAAAGGACTAAGTGGTAGTGATTACAAAGAAAAACCCATATGGATGGGTATAGAATCTGATGCCCCAATGTCAAAGTATAGTCTGTTTGTGAATGATGACACCAAAACATGGACATTGATTCAGTTTGATGAGAAAATAGCATGTGTGCTGGGTACTGGTGGATTCAGCACTTACATATTTACAGGACCCAAGATATGAACAAACGAATTAAAGAATTGGCTCTACAATGTGGTGCGTGGCACCAAGTGTACGACAACAAACAATTTATGATTAACGGTAAATTTAATGTGGAGAAATTCACCGAGTTGGTTATCAAGGAATGTATTGAGGTTGTAAAACCTACGCAACACCATGAGGCATGGGCACCAAGTTATCTCGGTGGTGTGGATGGATTGGAACTGTTGGATGGTAAAATTAAAATCATCAAAACACATTTTGGAATTGAGAACTAAAGTGATACTTGCCAACCACTCTAGGTTATGTTATAATTGACATACAAATGAAAGGAATTTTGTTATGATGCCAGCAGGCAAATACTATGTCGGTGACTTATGTTATGTAATGACCGATGAAGAATGGGACGAAGTGTGTGGTTTACTATTTGAAGGCAGAAGTGACCATGGATGTAATGAAGGTGAATTCACATTGAAAGATGGCCGCCGATTCGTAACATACAATACCAAATATGGTGATGGTCGATATGAATCAAATATGTGGACTGACCATTCAGTTGATTCTGGTGGTATTGGTTGTATTAGATTAGAAGATATCCGCAGAGGTGATACCTTTGATGATATAAAAAGTTTTGGTGCTGTTATGAATTTCCCAGTTGATTTTGCAACAGGCAAAGAAGATGGTGTGATACAGTTTGACCGTGTGATGATTGATACTAATTAAGGATATATTATGAGTTTAAATAAAAATCAAGTTGCTTTCGTTAAAGCAGCAGAGCGTTTGTATGGTGTAGGTTCAGTATTGAGCCGTGATAACATTCAGCATGTTGCACGTGAAGAAGATATGTCCTTTCCATTTTGGTTTGTAACCAAATCTGAATATCGTTCAGGTCGTGGCCAATACCAATTACCTGATATTGGCACCAAGCCAGTAGTTAAACAAGATGAGCCTGAATTAGAAATGGCCTTATCTGCACAAGTGCTGTCCTTCAAACAACCAAAGTTGATTGATGATTCAGATGTTTCAATCCCTTTAAAATATCCCGATTATGTTCCTTTTGGCTTCTTTAAAGACCTTAATAATATTATTAAGTCTGCTCAATTTTATCCTGTTTTTATCACAGGTCTATCTGGTAACGGGAAAACCCTCATGGTGGAGCAAGTCTGCGCTGAACTTAAGCGGGAGTGTATCCGTGTCAACGTGTCTATCGAAACGGACGAAACTGACTTACTTGGTGGTCCTACTCTTATCAATGGTAATGTGGTCAATCGTGATGGTCCTGTTATTATTGCAATGAAGCGTGGCGCCATTCTATTGATTGACGAAGTTGACCGTGGTTCTAATAAACTAATGTGTCTACAAGGTATCTTAGAAGGCAAACCACACTTCAATAAGAAATCTGGTGAGTTGGTTCATCCAAAGAATGGTTTCAATGTGATTGCAACTGCAAACACTAAAGGCAAAGGTTCAGAAGAAGGCCGTTATCTATCACAAATACTTGATGATGCTTTCTTAGAAAGATTCCCTGTCACCGTTGAACAGGAATATCCTGATGCCAAGACAGAGAAAAAGATTCTTACACCATTGATTGCCGATGCTGAGTTTGTTGAGAACCTATGCCAATGGGCTGATGTGGTTCGTAAATCGTTTGAACAAGGTGCTGTTGATGAGATTATCTCTACACGCCGATTGGTTCATATTGCACAGGCATTCAAAATCTTTGGTGATAAAATGAAAGCAATTGAACTTTGTGTGTCTCGCTTTGATACTGAGACCAAGACAGCATTCTTGGATTTGTATTCTAAAGTGGATGATAAAGTGGAATCTCCACAACAAGCACCAGCAACAACGGATGACCCGTTCTAAAATCCTACACAGGTATGGTTGCCAACATGCCATATTTGTGTTATAATCCATATGTTGGTATTTTATTATTAAATTTTGAAAGGACATTATATGTCAAACACAATTCGTAAAGGCAAACCAAATCGCCATGAAAAAATCACAGTAACCTTGCTTTCAGGCAAACCAGTATCTCCAGATGAAATCAAATCTGTATTTGCTGGCACAGACCAAGAATCGGTTCTGTATCGGTTATCAACAAACATTTACAATATCCGTAAAGACGGTGGTATCGTGAAAGTTCTCAAAGAAGGTCGTAAGGTCAAAGCATATCAATTGGTTAACCACACCGAGTTTGATGCTAACGGCCGTTATGTTGGCAAGCAAACTGTTTCTACAGAGAAAACAACTGTTGCTCCTACAGAAACAGTAACTCC